CATAATGGAAGGCGCAAAGATGCCGATGATGGTTCTCGGCGGGTTCAACGGCCTTGAGGTTGAAGAACCGTTCATTACAGCCGCAGAGAACAAGAAGAATACCCAGGTCGTCATCAACAACTGGATGCTTGGGCCTGAGAAGCCGTCCAGTGAGCCTGGTGCGAATAAACCGTATTGGGTTGCTTTGGGCAAGGCGATGCAGGTTGATGAGGATGAGGCTCGGCGTCGGCGCTGCTCGAACTGCGAGTATTACGACAACTCGACCAAGACGCAGGCCAAGATGGAGCGCATCCCACGCAACGCTTGGGACACTGGTGCCGGGTATCGTGGCTACTGCGACAAGTTTGAATTTGTCTGCCATGACATGCGAGCGTGTCAGGCGTGGGAAGAGCGCGAGTTCGAGGAAGATTGACGTATGGCGCGATTGTGCGAGAATGGCGGCACTGAGTCGCCAGCGCCCGCCAGTAGCGCATCCGTCCACTAGGATAGCGCCGTGACACCTGAAGATTGGCTCAGACGAAATCTCAAAGAGGTTTTCGAGTTACCCGTTGAGGCGGTCGATTGGCTGCTGATGCTTTGGGGTGCCATTCAGGTCTTTGATGATGTGGCTGACGGGGACACTGTGACCCGTCCTGACCTTGATGCTGCGATCTGGAACACGCTGGTCGCAATGCCTCGTAATCCCTTCTTTGTTGTTCATGCGGCTACGCTTGCGCCGATTGTTGCAGCCATGATTCTGAAATGGCAGGCCAGTGATCGTGTAGAAATTGCAGGCGCACCTACGGCCATGTCCTATGCTTGGCGAGCAGGATATTACGATGTCGTGCTGATGGTGGTGCAGTGCTGCAAGGGTGTGGATTTTGCGACCAAGAACGCACATCATGTGATGTCACTGTACGGCGAGCAGTTTGAAGATTATTTGAAGGAATTTGAGCATGCCTAATCCAGTCGTTGCGCTTGTTGCTGGTGGCAGCGCCATTCTCAGTTCGTCTGCACAGCGTAGTGCTGCCAAGTCTGCCGCTGGTGCTCAAGTTCAATCAGCCCAGATGGGCATTGAAGAACAGCGGCGTCAGTTCGATGTGATGCAGGAGTTGCTTGCGCCGTATGTTGGTGGAGGCACGCAGGCATTTCAGGCGCAACGTGATTTGCTAGGCATTGGTGGTGGGCCTGGTGGACGGCTAAAAGGTACGCGAGTAGTCGGTGGTGCTTTTGGTATGGGGATGCCTGTCCCCATTTTTGAAACCGCAGAGGAAGCTCAGGCCAGAGCTATTAAAGAACTAGAAGAAGGCCCGTTGTTCCAGGCTCAAGTGCGTCAGGGCGAGCAAGCCCTGATTCAGAACGCCGCTGCCACCGGGCAACTCCGGGGTGGCAACCTTGCTGCCGCACTGGCTCAGTTCCGTCCTGCCATGCTGCAACAGCAAATTCAGCAACAGTTCGCCAACCTTGGTGGACTGGCTCAGTATGGTCAGGCGTCTGCGGCTCGGGTAGGTGCTGGCGCTCAAGCCTCTGGCACAAACATCGCCAACCTGCTGGCTCAACAGGGTGCTGCGCAGGCTGGTGGCGAGTTGGCGGCAGGGCGTGCGACTTCTCAGATGCTGGGGTTGCCTGCTCAGATCGGCGGGTATGCCGCTGGTAATCCTGCGTTTGCTGCTCAACTTGGCAACTTGTTTGGTGGGACTCAACCGGCTGCCACTACCCCTGGTTTCAGTGAAGCAATGTACGGCGGGACGCTCTAAGGATCAATCATGGTCGCACCGATTAACTACGCCATTGATGTTGCAAGTCCGATTGAGCAGGCCGTTAGTGGTCTGAAACTTGGTGTCGGCGTTGCTGAGTTGCAGGCAAAGCAGCAAGAGATGGCGCGTGCTGCCCAGCAGCGCCAACAGGCCGCTTTGGAGCAGCAGCGATTCTTTGAGAATCCCAACCCAACGATTCAGGATGTAATGCGCTACAGCGCCTTCTTGCCTCCTGAGCAGGCGAAGGTGTTGTCTGATCAGTTTGGAACACTGGACAAAGGTCGCCAGCAGGGCATGCTTCAGTTTGGCGGTCAGGTGCTGTCATCCGTTGCTGCTGGCAAGCCTGAGATTGCAGTGCAACTGCTGCGTGATCGTTCTGCCGCAGAGCGTGATCCTCAGCAGGCCAAAGGCTATGCAGACCTTGCGACAATGGTTGAGTCATCGCCTAGCGAGGCGCTGAAGATTCTTGGCCCGACTTTGGCAGCACTGCCAGGCGGCAAGGATCTGATTGAGAACCTTGGCAAAGTCCAAGAGCAGCAGCGTCAAGAACAGTTGTTTGGGCCTGGACTGCGCAGGGCACAGGCTGAGGCAGATACCGCTGTCGCTCAGGCCACAAAAGAAGGAGTGCTGGCTGAGTTTGCTCGGCCTACTGCGTTGGCTACATTGGCTTCTGCGCAGGCCAAGGCGATTAGCGATGCCAGCGACGCAAGTTTCCGAGACGCATTGAACCAAGCTGGGCTGAACGAAAAGAACTGGAACGTCAGAAATCTTCAGTCTCAGATCAGTGATCGTGCGCAGGCGCGTGGACTTGATGCGCAGCGCACTTACGCCGAGGTTCAGGAAAGGCTTGCCAACATTGCAGCCAAGGCTACTGAAATTCCAGCCGGGTCGCAAAAACTGGTCAACGATGCTGCTGTAAGCGCCGCCTCAGCAAAACAGCAGGCAGGGCAATTCAATGCTTTGGCGACTAATCTGGAGCGGCTTGGCGGCGGCTATGGTGCGTTCAGTACGGCAAATGAGTTCTTCAAGAAAAGCACTGGAACTCAGGATTATTTAAGCCAGTTGCGGCAGGAATACACGCGACTGCGCAATAGTGCTGCTGTGCAGTCACTTCCTCCTGGCCCTGCGACTGATCGTGATATCGCCTTGGTGCTGGAAGGCTTCCCGCCTCCAACGGCAGACGCCAGGACGATGGCTGGATTCATGCGCGGCATGGCTAAATTGCAGGACATCACGGCCAGCGTTGAAGGTGCCAAGGTGGACTGGCTTGCTGGCAATCGAGGCAACCTGACTCGGGCGACCAACGCATTTATCGCAGGCGATTATCGCGTCAATCCTGGTGAGACTTGGGTTGATTTTAGCTCCAGAGTGGTTGGCGATGTCTCGAAACGCTATGTCCCAACTGCTGATCAAAGGCTTCAGCAAATTCCGACTGGTGCAGCGCCGATTCCTGCACAGGCTGCACCTGGGCCTAGCATCCGTTCTCAGGCCGATGCAATCATTGGAGTTAGGTAATGGCTACCGCTGACGATTACGCCGCCTGGATCGTCAAGAATCAGGACAAGCGCGGCACGCCTGATTTTGATACGGTCGCCAAGGCTTACCAAGAGGCCAAAGCAGAAGAACGCATGGCAGAGCAGCGCGTTGCTGCGCCTCCTGCGCCTCCTCCTGCGCCTGGATTACTCCAACAGGCTGCTGGCGTTGGAGAGACGGGCATTGCACTTGCCACAGGCGCGACTGGCGGTCTGCTGGGCGCGTTGCTTGGCACTGGTCGAGAGATCACTCGCCAGATCCTGTCCGGTCAGTTTGGCAACGAACAATCCAATCAACTTGTCAGGGCTGCGGCTGGAGAGGGTGCTAGAGCACTGACATTTGAGCCTCGCACGCAGGCAGGTCGTGAGATGACGCAGGCGGCAGCGCAGGGTTTGCAGCAGTTGCCTGCGTTTATTCCTGCTGTCGGGCCTCTCGGTGCGGTGCAGACTGGCCTGCGCCAAGCTGCTCCTGCGGCTGAATTGGGCATGCAGCGTGCTGGTGCTGTTGCTGGTCAGGTCGGCCAGGTTGTCACTGCGCCTGTAAGGATGGCAGGAGAGGCGCTCGGAGTGCGAGCGCCTGCACCTACAACTCGCGCTGGATCAGTCGGTGCAGCGGCGACGCCAGTTGAGGTTGAGCGCGTGGCGACAGGTCAAGGCTTGCCTGTACCGCTCGAAGGTGCAACAGCCCTGACGCTTGGTCAACGCACGCGAGACTATCAGCAACTGCAATTTGAGAAAGAAACTGCCAAACTTGGTGAGGTTGGCGCTCCGTTGCGTGAGCGTGTCGAAAATCAGACAGCGGCACTGCTACAAAATTTCGACACCTTGATTGAGCGTCCTGGCCCGATTCGCTTTGAGAAGCGTGACATTGGCAAGGGTGTGACCGAGGCAGTGCTCGCTAAGGCCAATGCCGCTCGCGGCAAGATCAATGACGCTTACACCAAGGCCAGAGAAGCAGGAGAACTTGCGCAAGAGATTGAGATGGCTCCTCTTGCGCAGCGCCTTGATGATTTGAACAAATACGAAGGTCTGGTGCCTACCATTCGCGCTGTGCGCAACGAAGCGACTAGGCTCGGTGCTGTTGGCGTCGATGAGGCGGGGCAGGTTGTCCCTGGTCGCTTGAGCCTGAACGATTCAGAGGTCTTGCGGCAGTTTGTCAACGATGCAACCGACTGGACGAATCGACGCGAGGCGTTGATGGGCCGCAGGCTCATCCAGGCAATTGATGACTCCACCGAGGGCCAAGGCGGTGATCTCTACCAGCGTGCGCGTGCGTTGCGCAGGCAGTACGCACAAGAGTTTGAGAATGTCGGCCTGACAGCCAAGTTGCTTGGCACTAAGCGCGGCACTGATGATCGTCAGATTGCCTTTGAGGATGTATTTGATCGAGTCATCATTTCTGCGCCAGTGGATGAGATGAACCGTCTGCGCGGCACGCTATTGACCGCTGGCACAGAAGGCAAGCAAGCCTGGTCGGATCTGAAGGCCAAAGGCGTTGAGTACATCAAAGAGGCGGCGTTGTCTCCGTCACAGCGTGACAGCCGAGGCCAGCCGCTGCTGTCTCCTGACAAACTCAATCGCGTGATCAAATCGCTTGATCAGGATGGCAAATTGGTGAGCCTGTATGGTAAAAAGCAGGCACAGCAACTGCGCGACTTGGCCGAGATTGCTTCCGTCATTTACACCGCACCGCCTGGTGCGATTAACACATCCAATACGGCCAGTGCTTTGCAAGTGGCGCTGGATAGTTTTGTGACGTTTGGGGCAACTGGCGTGCCTGCTCCTGCGCTGACTGCTTTGAGGCAGGCCAGCAAATACGTCAAAGACAGGAAACTGAAGGCTCAGGTTGAGCAATCGCTGAAAGCACTGGAAAGGTAATCAAATGTCCGCTCTCTCCGTCAACCCGCCTTTTCCGATCTTTCTGGACATTGACGGCCAGCCGCTCGATGCAGGGTACATCTACCTTGGCGTGGCGAACCAGGCTACTGAGGCCAATCCGATCCAG